AATTAAATAAAAATAATTATTCCCGGTTCCACTTATTAAGAGCCTTAAAATTAAATAAAAATAATTAGTTCTAATTATTTTTATTTATAGTTGGGCTCTTATTATCTGACATAGGGAATAGTTCTAATTATTTTTATTTATAGTTGGGCTCTTATTATCTGACATAGGGAATAATTATTTTTATTTAATTTTAAGGCTCTTAATAAATGGAACCGGAAATAATTATTTTTATTTAATTTTAAGGCACTTAATAAGTGGAACCAGGAATAAATGTTGCGAACACCACATATTATTGCATAGGGAATGCGCCTAATAAACGTGAATTCTTAAATTGGTTTACTATACCATTATTATTTGATTCGTTCGCTGGTTCTGTTACTTGAGCGACTGTAAGAGGTTGTAAATCTGAAACTTGGTTCTTAATCAAATCAGCTGCATTTTCTTGGGTATTAGTGACGAGTTGATTGACATCAACCGGTTTATTTTGTTCTTCTAATGATGTAACAACAGAAGATTCATTTTGTGCTACTATTGGTTGTCCGTCGGTATTAACAATAGATGGGAGTTCAAATGATGATTGTGTGTTCAGAGGTTGTTCTAATTCTTTTAATTCTGATGGAAGTTCAACTGGTTTATCTTGGGATACTGGTTCAGCTGTGACCAGTTGAGGTAATTCAAATGGTTTTTCTTCTTTTTTTTCTTCTGTTATTTGTGGTTGTGGAATATTAGGCGACGACATGATAACAGGGGATTCTACTTCAGCAGGTGCAACCATTTCAGGTAACTTGAATGGTTTTTCAGCAGGTTGTTCTGTAGGTTGTTCAGCAGGTTGTTCTGCGGGTTGTTCAACTGGTTGTTCTGCAGGTTGTTCTGCAGGTTGTTCTGCGGGTTGTTCTGCAGGTTGTTCGGCGGGTTGTTCGACTGGTTGTTCGGCGGGTTGTTCGACTGGTTGTTCGACTGGTTGTTCGACTGGTTGTTCGACAGGTTGTTCGACTGGTTTATTTAGTTCGGGAAAAATCATATTATTTAATATTTGGGCGCTATTAGGTGGTATATTTTTAATATTTCTATTTGAATTTGGTACATTTGGAGTTTCCATTGGTTTTGTTTGTTCAAATATTTTATTATTTAATGCAGTTAGACCATCAAAACGTTCTTTTACATTCGTGAATCTACCTTTAAAACCAAATGGATCAAGTACTATTACTAAACCAATAACTATAACGACTCCTAGTATTGCAAAAATTAACATGGGATTAATATTTTCAAGCATATATAATATTATATAAAATAATTATATAATATTTAAAATATTTTATTTTAATTTATTCTTTATGAATTATTTTAATCTACATCCGCGACACTTGGACCTGGTCCAGCTGGTGCTCCATCTTGTTGGGGCATATTGGCTTGATATGCTTTTTGAATAACCGGCATCAACTTACCTTCAAGTTCCTTTTGTCTGGCTTCATATTCTTCTGTACTATGGTCTTCCTCAAGCCAATCCAATGTCTCCTTAATCGCTGTTTCAACTGTAGATGCCTCATCTCCTAGTGCCGTCTTCATCTTAGCATCATCTAGCATTGAACTGCGAACCGAGAAACAATACCCTTCAAGTTTATTCTTTGCCTCAACCTTTTGTTTAACCTTTTCGTCATCCGCCTTGAAGGTTTCTGCTTCCTTGACCATCTTCTCAATTGCTTCTTTGCTAAGACGATTGGATTCATTGGTAATGGTAATCTTTTGAGACTTGCCACTGCTCTTCTCAACTGCTGATACACTAAGAATACCGTTTGCGTCAAGTTCATAAGTAATCTCGATCTGAGGCATACCACGAGGCATTGGTGGGATACCACTCATTGTAAATTCACCAAGCTTATTATTGTGTTGAGTTTGTGTTCGTTCACCTTCATATACTTGGATGGTAACACCCGGTTGATTGTCACTAGCAGTACTAAATGTTTGGCTCTTCTTGCTTGGGATAGTTGTACCACGAGGGATGAGTACTGCCATAATTCCACCGGCTGTTTCCACACCAAGAGATAGAGGTGTGACATCAAGAAGAATCATACTATCAGTGGTTTCATCCTTGACGCCAGAAAGAATCGCCGCCTGAACAGCTGCACCATATGCAACTGCTTCATCGGGATTAATACTACGGCAAAGTTCCTTACCATTAAAGTAATTAGTTAAAAGTTCTTGAACACGTGGAATACGAGTCGAGCCACCAACAAGTACTACATCGTGAATCGCACTCTTGTCCATCTTGGCATCACGTAATACCGTATCAACTGGGTCCATACAACGGTTAAATACTGATTGGCACAGATTTTCAAACTTGGCACGAGTAATACTGGTGTAAAAATCAATACCCTCAAATAATGCCTCTACTTCAACGGTTGCCGAACTGGTAGTAGATAAAGTTCTCTTTGCCTTTTCGGCTGCTGACTTGAGACGACTAAGCGCCTTCTTACTGTCTGAAATATTTTTTTTGTGTTTCTTTTTGAATTCCTCTACAAAGTGCTGAACAAGGAGGTTATCAAAGTCGCTACCACCAAGGTGAGTATCACCTGCGGTCGCCTTTACTTCAAATACACCATCGTCGATAGTTAGCACTGAAACGTCATGTGTTCCCATGACAATATTATTATTGTAGTATTTACCTACAATTTCTCATACTTTCATATGAGATTAGACTATATCTTATTTATATTGCTTTTAAGTAATCTAATTTATCCATCCAATTACGAGGAGTTATCATTAAGAACTCCTTATATAATCCTTGATTAATTAACTCATTTACAGATGTTTCCTTTGCAGACCATTTACCTGATTTAATATCATTCTTGTGCCAAATATGGTCATCCTTTATTTCTATTAAAATATTCTTATATATAAAATCAACTCGATAAGTTAATTCTTTGTCATTATAAAAATATTTAACTTTTGGACCATTATATATTAACAAACCACTATTATTACACCAATCAATAAATTTTAATTCTAATTTAGATTGATATATAATATTTTCATTATTCATATTTTTATATTTACGTATTTTAAATGTTTTATTAACACATGTGCAATCCTTGCACGTAATTTTTAATGTATTTTTAAACCTTTCAATCGATTTTGCTCGCCATGTATTTTCACATACATCACATTTTAAAATAGGTTGGTGTGGTTTAAATAATATATTTTCTGTTTTATGGAACATTATATGCGTAAAATTCATTTGGTTTGTGCTATTATATATAGCCCAGTATTCGATATTTTCTAAATCAGTATATTTACCATTTTGGAAACTAATAATATTTTTTGATATTCTCTTATAATCATCCTCTGTTAAATGAAACATAAAGTAATTCTTTTTAAAATCATCATCCATATCATCAAATGATTTTATACTATTACTTCTTTTTTCAAATATATCTGTAATTTTGGGTGGAATTAATTTTTTCGAAATCTCTCCATTCATATATTTTTTCATAAATGTAGATTGGTTTTTACATTTATTTGTTTCTTCATTCTTACACGAATCGCATCTTAACGAACATTTATTTATTTTTCTAAGCATATGAGTAGTTCCTATAATATGTTTAGCATTGCACGTAACACATAAATATGTAAATTTATATGTATTTGATTTTGATATGTTCTTATCATTTAATATGATACGCCATACTGCATTTTTCTTCGATGCATATTTATTTGTGCTAAATTCTATATTAATATTATCTACTTTAATAATATTATTGTATTCATCGCAAATGCTTTGAATATTATCAATTATTTTTTGACGCTCGTTCATTATTAATATAATGTGAGATTTATTTAAATCATTTTAAAAGCAATATAAACTCTGGCATTCGTGGGCATTTACGCCTAGTCGTTGAACCTTCCCTATTATATATATCATATAACAAGGCTTGGCTGCTGATTGTCCATATATCTTTTACCTTTATCAAACCTTCACTTAGCATTACACTAAATTGTGGTAGGAAAAGCTTTAGGAGTTTCCAGCAATTAACCAGATTTTTGTTAATTTTATTTTAAATTAACAAAGTGGGCTTTCACCACAGGGAGCAAAACACTGACTACCCCCGCAATCAAAGATTAGCACATTCTTCTCATCCTTATCCTTCTTATCGAGCCCATAAGCAATCGCCGCTGCCGTTGGCTCATTAATAATACGTAAAACATTAAGTCCAGCAATAAGACCGGCATCCTTTGTCGCTTGACGTTGTGCATCATTAAAATAAGCCGGCACTGTAATTACTGCATCTTTTACTTCTTGACCCAAATATGATTCTGCATATTCCTTCATCTTAGTAAGAATCATAGCGGAAATTTCTTCAGGTGTAAATTGTTTAGTTTCACCTTTATATTCCACTTCAACCTTTGGCTTTCCGTTATCAGATACAATCTTATAAGGAAGACTCTTCATATCATTTTGAAGAATCGGGTCAGAAAAATCGCGCCCAATAAGGCGCTTAATATCATAGATAGTATTTGTTGGGTTTAAAGATGCAGTTGATTTCGCTGCATCACCAACCGTTCTCTCTGCTTCAGAAAACGCAACATAAGATGGGGTTGTTCTATTGCCCATATCATTGGCAATAATTTCAACACGACCATTCTGGTATACACCTACACAAGAGTAGGTGGTTCCAAGATCTATCCCTATCGCAACCATTATTATAAAATAAGAGTTGTGATAACTTTAAATGATTTATTTATTATATTTCCCATTGTATATCTCCTCCTCAATAGTATCCTTACAAAGAATCCTTACAATTTCCACTTGTTGTTTTTGCCCTAATCGCACCGCTCTTGCGATTGCCTGGCTCTCAATTGCAACAATATTCTCTTTTGTCTCATCAATTGGTTCAACAAAGAATATATGTGTTGCTTCGGTTAGATTAGTACCTGATGCACTCTTATTTAAAGATAACAATAAAACATTATTGTTCCCACCTAATTTAAATCGCGCAATGGCTTTATTTCGTTGATATGCATTCCCGACAATAAAAGAACATTCTACGCCATTCTCACCCATTGACCTCTTAATTAAGGTTAACATATCATCCCATTGAGAAAAGATAATTATACGGGCATTCTGTGATAACAAAGTTCTAACCATTTGAATTAATTTCCCTAATTTAGCCCCATATTTTGCCACCAATGGATTTACATTTTCTTCTTTCTTTTCAACCTTATTTAATAATAGCAATTTATCACCTGTAACATTGCTCTTACACAAAGGACATTCGGGTTTAATCTCAATACAACGCATTATACAATCCTTACAAAACATATGCCCACAATGAGTAAGAACTGGGTCAGTCATATTATCAAAACATACAATACAATTATTATCTTCGTTAAATTCAACATTTTGTTGAATCCTATCTAAGATTCCCAACATATATTTTGATTCACTAATCATTTTATTATATTTACTCAATATCATATGATAAGCTTGATTTGATTTATCCAATTTAGTTATTTTCTTTTCTGTTTCTGTTATAACGTTCTTATGATGTTTAATTAGTTCTTCCTCCACATCCTCTAAGCTTTCCATATTCCCAACAATGTCCTTAAATTCTTGCGAAATAAGTGGATGACAACAAATTTGTAAAAGTGTTCTTCTATCTGTATTATCATTTGCTTTTGCTTCATATATTCTCTTTTCGCCCTCCGTCATATCAACCCATTCAATATTCTCCTTATATCCCAATAGTTTAACATCATTACCTACATCTTGTTGGAGGTGTCGAATTGTCATACACCGTAATATTTTTATCAATACGGAATAATTATTAAGAGCCGGGAAATCTGTATTTCCATTGTAATCATCACTATAATAGGACGGACGCTTATTTAAGTGTCTAATATTGTGAATCATATTATTATATTCCAATTTGACATCAAGAAATTGCATCACCATCTCCAAACCATTCAATGTTGTAAATGGAGTGCCTGACACATACCATTTATATGATGCTTCCGTTGTCCTAAGAAAATTATAAAGAAAACGATTTATTATTTTACCCCCGGAATAATGACAATTTAATGATTCCATAATTTCATGTCCCTCATCAACTATCATCCTATTGAAATGAAAATATTCCAACATTGGACAATTCATTATTTTATAACTTTCATTTTTAATAAGACTCTTATAATGTCTAGCTAAATATTCATCACGTTCATTTATTCTGAACATTGATGGAGTACACGCTCTATAATTTAATTGTCCATAATTTTTAATATTTGATAGGAATTGATAAGTAACAATAACAATATCAGCCAATATAATGTCTTCATATGTTGTATTTTCGTGATGGAGTTTATTAAGAATAGTAATAATATTTTTTGTGCCTTTATATACACGTTGAATCTCATCACTCCATTGTTTGGCTAAATGAGAAGGAACAATTATTAATGTTGCCATACTATATATTTTATTTGTATGTACTTCATTGGGTTTTAATGTTTTACCGTAATGTAATAACCCTAACATCGTAATTGTCTTGCCCAAACCCATCATATCCGCCAATATACCACCACATGATAATATCTTACCATTATTTTCACCTTTATCCACAACTCTCTCATTCACAATATCCCATTTAACTGTTTCTTTATCAATATTAATGTCAAAGTTAAAATCAAAAGTCATATTCTTTTTATTTTCTATTTCCAACATTCGCATAATGGATTTCTTTTGATAATCAAATAATTCAATATGAAATGCTTTATTTTTAATTGTTGTAAATATTTTTTTATTTATTTTAATATCAGGCGCAAAGGTAATAGTTCTAATATCAAAACTATCATCACTTGAAAAAGTAGTAGAATTATAGTTTCTTGAGACATAATATTTACATAAAAGATTAAAAATAGGTGAATTAATATTCTTAGTAATATTATTACTTTCCACATAACATACCCCATCAATAATATCAATTAATCTATTAGGGTCTTTCATACTATGGAAATAATGAAAGACAATATATTGCTTTAAAAAATCATTATGGAGTGATTTCTTAAAAATAGTATTATTGTCATTAATCTCTATTTTTAATACACCACCTTGGATAGTGACATTTTCCAAAGTTATCTTTCGATTTTTACTCCAAAAATCGATATTCAGGTCAAATAAAGGAACCCACATTATTTAAAATATAAAAGAAATTTAATTTTAAATAATAATATTTTGCCCCCTTATATGATTGCGTAATAATTACGCAATCATATGTGTTGCAGACAAAGCTGGTTGCGACAACCACATATTTATTAAATTTGGGTTAATAAAATATAATATTAAAATTACAAATAAAAATAATAATATAATTCTATTAATTGTATTTATTATCCTGACTATTTTTTTATTAAATTGGTTTTTATAATTTAAATCATTTTTTGTACCACTTGTAGTCTCGCTAGTTGTACCACTTGTAGTCCCACTTGTAGTCCCACTAGTAGTCCCACTTGTAGTCCCACTTGTAGTCCCACTAGTTGTATCACTAGTAGTTCCCCTAGTTGTACCACTTGTAGTCCCACTAGTTGTACCACTTGTAGTCCCACTAGTTGTACCACTTGTAGTCCCACTAGTTGTACCAGCTGTTATACCGCTGGTTGTACCACCAGTTGTTATACCG